CGTGAACGCTGTGCTCGGCCGCGCCGGCATCGTCTCGACGCGATCAGCCTGGCCGAGATACTTAATCATCCCGACCTCGGAAAGCTCGTTCTTCTGCTGCTGGCCGCTGGGCAGCACCGCGCTCGGGGTCGGAGTGAAGAGGTTGCGCGCGTTGGCCGTGCCGCGGTCGGTGAAGACGAGCGCAGCCTGCTGCGAGGCGAAGCGCACGCCGGCCTTCTCGGCCTGGAGGATCTCGTGCAGCATCCGCGCCGTCTGAATCGCCGCGTGAAAGTCGGTGACGCCGCGGTACTGATCGACGCGGAAGGGATCGAAGTAGTGGCAGAAGTTGCCGGCCGGAACGTCCTCCGCGCCGAAGTAAACGCCCTCGCGCGTCACGCGGTAAATTCGGTACGCGACCGGAACGCCAAACTCGTTCGTGATGACGCCCTCGAAGTAGTTCTCCGAGTCGAGGCCCATCTCGTTTGGATTGCCGATGCGGGTCGCCGGCACCAGCTGGAGCTTCAGCCCGTCGCCCACGCGGCGGATGACGAAGCCGCAGTCGCCGTCGACCGGCCGGTTTTCCGCGGCGAGCTGCACGAGCTTGCGGAAGGAGTTGCGGCCCGTCGCGTCGGCCTGCTTACACCACGAGTGGAACCACTCGTTGACGGTCGCGTTGTAGTCTCGGTCTCCAGTCGTTGCCGAGTATTCGGTCGGGGTTAAGTAATTGCCGAACTTGCGCGAGACCTCCTTAACTTCGGGACAATTCTCGACCAGATTCCGCGCTTCCCACATCATCACGACTCGCTCGCGCACCGTCTGCGACGACTCGCTCGGCTGGCCGTACTGCATCGGCGCGTAAAGCCGGTTCGTCTGCGCGGCGTTGTAGCTGAACAGCGCGGTCTCGACGCGAGCCTGGAGCCGGCGGAGCGCGGCCTGCGGCGCGATGGTCTCAAGCGCCCGCTCGAACCACGGCCGATTGCGGATGACTGCCGTCGCGTCGAAAGTCTGCATAATCAGTTCCCGTTGAAGCTAACGAACGTCGTGTCGGTCGTGTTCCCGTTCTGGTACTCGATGGCGGCGGTGATGTCGCCCAGCATCCTGTTGAGCGTGTTCAAATCGGCGCGAGTGACGCTCTTGCCGTTGAGCGAGTAGCTCGTGTTGAGCAGGCAAGCCTGGATTGCGTCCAAGACCTTGGACTTGAGCGTTGTCAGCGTCGCAACGTCAATGTCGAGGAAGGGATTGTCTGCCGCCATAAAAGAGCGGCAGCCGTCAAAAGGTTTTTTGACGCCCCGCGCTGGCTTCGATTTGACGACAAAAAAGCCGCCCCCACTATGGGAGCGGCTTGGTCTGCTTCGGCGGTCGCCCGCCTCGTCGGCCGTTGCGCCTTGCGGCGGCGGCCTTGGCCTCTGATCGAATCCGCCCGCCGAGGCGGCCTAGAGCGACCGCGGCGGGGTTCTTCGATGCGTCGCACTCAAAGCAGACCTGGCGGCCGTCCTCCAAGGTCTCGAAGGTGCAGTCGTGAGGCTTCATCAAATGGTGCTCCAAACGATGTCCGCCTTTAGACCACGAATGATTACATTGGCTTGAGCCAACACCTCAAACTCGCGGCAGTCGTACTTCACGAAAACGCGCCCGTCGCGGATGATAGGCTTCCGCGCTTCAACGGGACGGCCAGTAAACACGCGCCCTTTGCCTCGATAATAATCGCTGAACGGGAAACGCACAGAAATCTTGCCCGTGCTCCGAGATTCGGTGCGCGCAGCTTTCTCGGTGTTTCGAATCGTGAAGGTCGTGGTGGTCATTGTCGTTGTTTTGTTGAGGTTGTCGTTGTTGACGTGACCAGAGAAACCCAACCGCTCGGGAATCTCAAGAACTATTTTGAGGAAAACCTCGGCCCCAATTCCACGCTACGTTTTCGCCGGCACGAAGCGGATGATGCCCGCGATGGTCGCCATACAAAGCAGCATCGCCGAGGTATCGAGGCCGTGGTTGGGGGCGTTGCTCCGTACCTCGCGCCACTCCCACACGCCCGTCCGCACCTCGACCTTCGCCTCGCCCTTGAGGTGCTCAAGGTAGAGCGGGTTGACGTCGGACGGAAGTTCCCAGCGCAAGTCGCCCTTGCCCTCCAGCGCGGTCGCGAGCGTGTCCTTGAAGTAGTCGCCGGACCAATTGTAAAAGTAGACGTCGCCGCCCCGGTAGTCGCTTACCTGCGGATCCGAGAACGGGAAGTTGACCATCGTCCCAGTCGCCTCGTCTCGCATCGTCCACGTCCGTCGGCCGTATCCGCGCATCGAGCGCCAGCCGAACTCGGCGCAGTCGCGGTCCACGTCCGCCGGCCGGTAGCCTCGGTCCTGCGCAACGCAGGCGCTCGAGACCTTGAATCGCTCCTGGAGCGCGCGCAGCTGGTCCCGCGTGTCGATGCGGCCGAACCACAGCTGGCGATAGCGCGGCCCTTGCGCGGTGCTGAACGCGCCGACCTCGACCCAGAAGTGATCCTGCTGCCGGTCGATCGCCATAAAGCGGATCGCCTCGTCGGGAATCGACTCGCCTTGCGCGTAGTCGGCCAACTTGTAGCCCGAGTCCTTGAGCAGCACGTTCACCGCTTTCTTCTCGACGATCCACGGCAACGCCTGCCGCTTGGTCCGGAACTCGATCTTCGCCTGCTCGTCGCCCGTGCGAACCAGCTGGTTTTCGGCCTGAAGGAACTCTTCCACGAGGAGCCGCATCGGCCGCGTCACGATTGCCTCGAGGCGGAACGAGCGCACCTCGCGAGGCGCCGCAGGATTCATCGGCACAAAGCGCCCCGTCTTGGCCCAGCCGGCGCGGGTCGCGTCGCTGTCCGCGGACTCGTGGCCGCAGGCGATGCATCGGAAGCGGCAGGTCTCCACCGCGCGCCCCACGTCCCACGTCTCGTCATCGCGGCGCGCGGCTCGGTCCCAGATCACGCCGCCGCGCTGCTCCTTGTGCAGCACCTCGAACGCGACCGGCAGGATCTTGCGGCAGCCTGGGCACTCGGCGTGCCACTCGCCTTGATCGCCTGAGCGAAAGCTCGTGTCCTCGACGTTGCCCGTCTCCGCGTCCATCACCGGCGCTTGACTCGCGTTGTAGATCTTCGAGCGCCCGACCTCCTCGAACTTGGAGACGCGCGCCACCGCGTGGCCGTAGATCTCCTGCCAGCGCGGGAGCCAGAGCTCGTCGTTGATCTTGTAGCGGATCGATTGGCTCTGCTGCGTCGAGAGGTTCGCCGCGTTTAGCGTGACGAAGAAGCCGCCGAAGAAAATCTCCGTCGTCGTCCGATGCGGCCCCGGCTTCGGCAGCAGCGCAGCGACTGGGCGGCAGCGCTCGAGCAGCGGCCACAGGCGAGTCTTCGCGTGCTTCTCCACCATCTCGTCGGTCTGCATCGTCCACGAGATCGGGCCGGGATCGTTCGCGATTATCCACGGCAGCCACACGTCGGCGACCAGCGTGCCGCCGATCTGCACGGCTTTCCGAAAGTGAACGCGCCGGACCAGCGGGTTTTGCAGCGCGTCGAAGATCGGCACCAGCCACGGGGAAAGCCTCACGTTAAACGGCCCAGGCGTCGCGTAGGATTCCGGCAGCTGAACGTGCCGGCGCGCCCAGTCATAGATCGGCGAGCGATCCGGCCGCGGGAGGCGAAAGCCGGCAAGGAGTTGCTCGGCGCTCATTCCTCCGTCGCGCTCTTCCGAATCGCCTCCGTCTCGAACCGCGCAAGGTTGCCCGCGATCACCTCGCGGATCTCGTCCAGGATCAGGCCGCCTTCGACGTTCGCCTCCGCGGCCGACTTGCCGGCGACGCGCGGGCCGAGCTCAACCTCAAGCTTGAGACGCAGGAGCAGGTCGAGCTTCTGACTGAGCAGCTGGAGCATATCCTGCACGACCTCGCGCTCGACCACGTTCCCGCGTTCGCGCCCTAGCTTCAGATCGCGAAGCTCAATGTCGCGGCGCATTAGCTCGGCCTTCAGCGCGCCCAGGCTCCCGTCCTTGATCCGCCCGAGCCCGCGCTCGTCGCGCCACGCGATCAGCTGCTCAACGGTCGCCCCGGTCGGCCAGTCGTCGCGCTTCTGCCATTCGCGCAGCGTCGGCCGCGTGATCTTAAGCGCTCGAGCGAGTGCGTCCTGTGTCATCGTGTCGCGTTCCGGCAAGATTGCCTCAAAGCCCAGCCCCGTTTTTTTGCGCTAGGTCTTGCAACCCGTTTCGTCGGAAAACCTTACAAAGGTTTCCTACTCCCCCACCCCCAGTCACTTGCGTGATCGCCGAATCGTCTGCCCCCTTGCACT